AAGTGTTGTTTCAATAGCATCAGCAATGTTTGAAGCTTCCAAAAACCCCGCGTTGCCGTCTTTGCCTTTGGATGCGTAAATATTTATTTCAACATCGTGGTTGATAATTGAATAACCATCTTTGAAGTTTTCCGGCGTACCACTTTCGGTAATTATTACACGCGGAAACAAATCCTTTTGTGCTGCAATGCCGTAGTTCAATTGTGACACCAAACTTGTCACACTTGAAACGTTTAGTAATGTGTATACGGCATCCCCTATCATTAGTGCAAATATGATGAATGCGCAAAAAAATGATGTGTAATATTTTTTACCTTTTTGTTTGTTTTGCAGTTTTTGAACCGTTGCAACTTTTGCAAAGGGCTTGGAAATTGTCGGTGTCCCATTTATCCCCACCATCAGCAACCGGAATAATGTGGTCCGTGTAGTATGATGGCTGTGTGCATTCGTCAACCTCACAAACTGGGTATTTCATCTTATAGGCCAATGATAATTTCCGCCACGCTTGCGTGTTGTAAAACTTCAAATCCTCTTGGTTTTTCAACCAATTTTGTTTTTCTTTTCTTGGGTTGTACTCCTTAATTGAATGCACCCGCTTTGGCATTGTTGGCATTATCCCGGATGATGTGTGTTGCCTTGCAATCTGTGGTAATTTCCGTTACCATCACGCCAGTACAAATACGATTCGTAAAACATAAATTCCCCATTTTGGAAATAATCGCCGCCCCCTTCTGGTGTTGGTGCTAATGCACTGCCTTCCATTTGAAATAACTTGGCCCGTACACGTTCCGCATAATCAACTTTTTTGTACCCGTACACAATTCGTGAACCGGATGGTATTGTATTGGCTAAATTAAAACTTTGAACCGCTAACGTTTGCCCAGGTCCGGCCGTGTTCAAATCTGCCGCTGATATAACTTCAAGAAGTACATCGCCCGTGTCGCTCATAAACTGCACCTTATCACCAATGCGAATGTCACCCGTTGAATCAATAATGATGTCCGTAATTCCCAAGTTTGGGGCCAAATCATCCTCAAGAATACCAACACCGCGATCATTTTCGCGTGCTGTTCTAAACAAAAGTTCTTTTTCGTCTGGATCGTATTCTTCGCCCCCTTTACCGGTTACCGTACCCGATAGCCCCACACGTGAGATAAGAACCTCAAACCATTCGCCAGACACTTCATTTGATAAATAGTTTATTTGCAAGCTACTGCAAGCAAATACAGCGTTGTTGTATGGTATTGTTTGAAATGGATAGTAAACGCCATCAAAATCCCCCATATACTTTTGTAATGGCTTGTATTGTATGCTCACTGCTTCCAAAATTCGCAAACCACTTAAATTGCCAGTAACATCAAAATCCCCATCCCATTTACCCCCAATATTAGGAGCAAATGCACCGCCGTTGTAATTTTCATCAACGGTCAAATTGTTAACTTGAACCGCTGCATTCCCTTCGTTGATCATCAAATTATTCATTTGCAAATCCTTTGTGAAATTCACATTCGGGTTTGTTGCTGATAGGGTTTCAAGTGTGTTTTCAGTTTCTTCGGGTATTGCAACCGTTGTATTTTCTAAAAAGAAAACCAATGTATTGTTTGCGGGTGCTTTTCTAACATTTGTCATTACTAACTCAACCGCAACAATTACGCTTTCCATTTCGTATGGAATCAATGGTGTTTTCATTTTCACTTGTTCTTTGAAAATGTTACCATTGCCTCGGATTACTAATTTTTTTTCGTAATATTTATTTGTAGCAATTGCGGCCGTAGCCCAATACGGTGCAATAGTATCAGACCCCTTTAAAAACTTGTTGCCATTTGATTCGTATACGTATAATCTAACAACAATGTCAGCGTCAAAATTAACACTCAAAACAGAATTAATATCAAACTGAACATTTATGAATTGACCCGCTGCAAGGCCCCCTTGTATGTTCCCAATATTTTGATTTATTGCTGGTAATATTTCCAAACCTTGACCACCGCCACCGCTTAAAAAATTGACACTTTGCATTTGACCGGGTGGCAATTGCCCGATATTTATGATATCCTTATTTTCGCTTTCAATTCTTGCTTGCTTAATGCCGTAAATATACCCAAATGTACCACCCGCCAAAACTCGCATTGATGTATTTGAATGGGTATAGTTGCCTTGGCTGTACGTTCTGCCTTTTACATAGTCGCGGTTTACAATTGTGATTGTATCGTAATTTCTGATTTGCTGCATATAATAATGGCCATTTGTGTGCATCATTCTGCACGACAACATTTCCATTATTCCATAAAGTATGTCATACCCAGACAAAAAAACGCGGTCATCTTTGGATTCCGCTTGCTTGTTCATCAATAGGTTTTCATACAAATAGGTGTAATCAATTAAGCTATCACTCCCGTTCACACCAACAACATCTACGGATTCGTATTCAACACTCTCGCGTAGATAAATATCTGAATCGCCCCAAAATTCGGTCAACCCGTTCAATTCGAGAACATCAAAAATGACATCTTTTATTTTTCTACTTTGTAAATTGTCAACATCACCAACATACTCAACGTCTTTAATTCTGTCAATCCCATCAATCACACGGAATACGTATTCACGCGGGCTGGTTTCATTAGACCATTGTATCAAGTCCATTACTAAATTCCCCGCCCATTCTAATTTGTACCCAGATTCATTTTTTTCAATGGTCAAACGAAGTTCATCATCATTGCTTTGAAGGTACAAATCAATAAACCTATCAAAAAACGCCGTATCTACACCCGTTCGATCTTCCTGGACATTGCCATAAGTGACATCAACGCTTGACGTCATTAATGGGCTTAAAAGGTAGTCATCGGAATTTTTATAATTGTTGATTAAATCAATAATCACCGGGCTAAATGTTGGTAAAAAACTGTTTGAATCATACACATCATTTTGAATGATTGTTTGCGAACTATATGCAACATTCAGTGTGATTTCGGTTCTGTTTTGTGCTGCATTGTAAGTAAATGAAACAACGGTTGCATTGCTTAAAAAATCAAATAAACATTGTTCATTCTCAAATATGCCACCATCTGCCAAAACACGTGCTTTATATTCCGCAACAATGGCCCCCGTATTACCTCCAAAGTTTACACTTTGACCAACTTGCAAGAAATCACGCCAATCATTTTGGACATAAAACACATTGCCCGACCCCCCAATTATCCCCGCATATAGGCCAACATAGTTTTTGCCATATAATCGAACACGGTAATCATGGTCGGATAAACTATAAAATTGTGATTCAAAAATTTTTTCACTCATCTTTTAAATGCTCTCTCTCTTTCTTGCACAAGTATAATGTCACGCCCAGATACCTTTGTTTCGAGTTGCATCATATAACCGGGTGAACCGTTTTGGTTGTTGAAATTTACACCGCCACCGATATCGGTATCCGTTACTCCGCCGCCTTTGTCTATTCCTTTTTTGCTTAAATTGGACAGTGCCGCCCCCGCTGCAACCAATGCAACCCCGCCAACAATAGCCGCCGGACCATTACCCGTTTTTATGGATGCATCCAAAATTGTTTGGGCAATACCCATTGCAATCATTGCTTCACCAAATTGTCCCATAAACTTACCGATTGAATCAAGTAACCCCCGCCCAAAGTCTTGTATGGTCATATCACCGCCGGACATTACATCCCCCAAAAATTGACCAAATGAAACAAGCCCTTCCGTTGCTAAATCTTTCAGCCCACTTGATAATGCATCCCCTAATTTTTTTCCAAGTTCATTGAATTTTGGGATGCTTTCCTGTTCAATCTTTTCTACCCCTTTGTTTATCCCTTCAATATTTACAACCGGTAAAATTGGCGTGTCGTTTATTTTTTTAAGCCCGGATTTAATTTCATAAAGTTCTTGTTTTAATTTACCAAGCCCCTTTTTTTGTTGCTTTTCTGTTAGGTCTTTTTCACCCGGCCCGGTTTTGATTGGCGGTTTTTTTGTGTCTGTGCCTGTTAATTTGTTAACCTTTTCTTTTACACCTTCAAACGCTTCGCCAAGTGTTTCGACCTCTTTTGTATACCCTTTTGTTTCAACCTTTAAGCCTTCAAGACCTCTTGCCATTGATTCAAATGGGTTTGGTATTGCCCCGCTTTTTTCAATTTCTTTTTGAACACCAACAACCGGTTTGATCAACTCTTTGCCCATATATGAAGCAACTTTGTTGATGCTTTTTATGAGTAAATCTATGGGGTTAAAATTCAAAAACGCTTGGCCCATCATTATCAATCCTTTTTTGAACCACTCCGTATTTTGCCAAATATCAATTAAATAATTTATGCCTTTGATAAATAAAGATGCTGGGTTGTATCTAATAAAGAACGCCGCCATGTCTATGATTGCATTTCTCCACCACCCCACATCCGAAAACCTTTCGGTCAAAGCATCCCAATTACGCACCACATAGAATATCGCAGCGGCCCATGCCGCAATTACTACAATGACCGCCGTAATTATTAAAACAATAGGGTTTGCAGCTAAAAACGCAAACGCTGTATTCAATGCACCGACCGCAAAAATCAATGGCCCAATTGCCGCCACTAACGCGGCAATCACAACAATTGTTTTCTTTGTCCCTCCCGATAAGTTTGAAAACTTCATTGCAATACTTGAAAGTACATCAGCAGCTGCACTAACCGCCGGAGCCATAA